CAATAAATGATGTTACGTTATATATGTGTAACCTTTTGCGCCTGTCTCGCGTAACATTGTTATATTTATTACTTTGTAACGTTTTAGTTTAACCATCTTTCGTTTTAATTGTGTTACTAGCTGTCAGTGTTCAAGGGATAGCTCTTCCACCTAGTTACTCATGACTCATGGCTCTATTTCCCCTCTTCCTACTTGCATTTAAGCTATTGATTTTAAACAAAACCAAACCGGAAATAGTAAAAGAACACCTGTTATAGAAACAAAACCAAGATTTTCAATAGCCAGTAACAACCCACTTATGAGATGTAAGTCACAATAAATAAATAGTGTTAGTTTGCAAAAATAAAACTAGTTTACATAAAACAAGCAAACTATTATATTTAATACAAACCGCTAACGATGGAGATACGAAATGTCACAAACACTATCTGAGCAGATGCAGGCCTGCATCGACTCATTTAACGACTGGTCAAGAGCAAGAGCTAAGAAGAAGTTTGGTGATGACTCACCGCTCGCCAGAGTCCTAAATCGTCGCTTTGGTATCAATGAAGCTGCGGAAATGATTGGTGTGACAAGTGAAGCTATTCGCAAGGCCGAGAAAGAAGGTCGACTGCCACAACCGGAATACAAAGAGTCAAACTCACCTCGTCCAATCCGATTAGGTTACACGCTGGCCCAAATCGACCATATGCGCGACGTATTTAAAAAGCAGCCCTACCAGGTAATGGAAACCTACCCAATCACGGTATCAGTCCCTGGTGGTAAAGGAGGCTGCTGGAAAACTTCGACAGCCGTTCACCTAGCGCAATGGCTATCACTGAAAGGCTATCGCGTCCTGTTCGTTGACATCGACCCGCAAGCGCATGGCTCGATGTACTTCGGCTACCATCCAGAGCTAAATACCGATGTGAACGACACTGTGCTGCCGTTCATGCTAGTGAGAAAGACGACCTAACATACTGCATCAACGAAACCGCATGGCCAAAGCTAGAAATCATCGCAAGCAACCTGCAGCTGCAGCGTATCGAGAGCGAGCTGCTTGAGGCTGATATCGAATATCCAGCGGACCAGATGCTGCGAGCTGGCCTAATGACCGTGCAAGATAGCTACGACGTTATCATCATTGATGGCCACCCTGACTTGGGTCTAGGCACAACTAACATGATCTGCGCAAGCGACGTGGTACTTATCGCAACATCTGCCGAGGTGAACGACATGAACTCGACTTGCCAGCTAATGGGTTTAATTCGAGACATATACCGACCTAACGGACCGGAGCAGCTAGATGAACCATACGTGCGCGTGTTACCGACCAAGCTAGGTGCCGAGCACAGCTCAAGTCTAAAGAACGTGCAGGACATGCACCGCTTCTGGAGTGGAATGCCACTAAACAGCGGCGTTTATTTCACCGATGAGGTTGGAAAAGGCCAACGCAAGGGCGTCACTATCTACGAGCAAAACGGTGCATCTGAGAGAAGCTCTCCAGCGGCTTGGAAACGTGCAACAGCTATTTATGATGCACCATTCAATGAAATCCTAGACACCATTTTAAAGCCGATGTGGGAGGCCGAATAGCATGAAAAACGATCTCGATGTTGAAATAAAAGAGTCCAGCGTCTCAACTGCTCGAATTAGAGGAAAGCGCGAGAAAAGCGCACCTGTAAAAGTATCTGAAAAACTGGCTGAGAAAGTGGGCAGCACAATGACCAAAAAGGTCATGGGCCAAGAGGTAACTTTTACTCTCGAAGCGATACCTGCGAAAAAAATAGAACAAAGCACCATGGTTTGGCTTAGCAACGAGCGCGATCAAGAATTGCTTGACCAATATTCTCTCGAGCACATGGTGGACACATACAAGCAATATGGCCAAGAAAACCCTGCTATTGGTCGACGTGAGTGCGGAATCGTTCAAGTGGCCGATGGTAGCTGTCGACGCTTCCTATCCAAATTCTTAAAGCAGGATTACTACATTTGGGTGGGTGAGCTAACTGATGAGCAGATGGATTATCTCACTGACGTTGGCAACCAGTACCGCGCACCGTCAGCGTATGAAAACGGCCAAAAAGCACTACGCTACATCAAACAAGGAAAAACCCAAGAAGAAGCAGCGAAGCTGGTGGGCAAAGACCGCCGAGTTATGATGCGTGACGTAAAGACAGCCCAGCTGCCTAAAGCGTTTATCAAAGCATTCAAAAGCCCGTGTGACCTTACAGCAAGAAAAGGCGCTGCTCTGTTCGATATGTACAGCAAACTCAATGAGCAGCAGCAAGAGGAAGTAGCGACGTTCTGCGAGCAATGGTTCTCTGATAAAAGCAAAAATACCACCGAGGAATTGATAAACGCCTTTATTACTAAATGCGGCGCCTCTATCGAAAAGCCAGAACCACTAAAACCTCGCGAACTGGCAATGGGTGCGACAATTCTTGTGAAGAACGGCAAGGCGACCATCAACATTCCAAATGCATCCGAGGAAGCGCTGCAGAAAGTCGAAGACTTTATTTCCAAAACCCTATCGCAAGACGCGCTAGATAATTGCTAAAGGTTCGATCATGAAAGGCATAAAACTCACCAAAGCCCAAAACCAAGTGCTAGATAAAATGGCTAACCACCCTTGGCCTGCCCCACCAACTGCAGAAGAACTTGGAGCAAGCATAGTGACTATGCAAGCACTAAAAAGCAAAGGGTTGATAAAAAACGTTCAACGCTTTGGCGATGATGAGGTTATAGGCAAGGAAAGACAAACTATTCGATGGGTATTCGCACCCATTAGTACCAAATAACAAACCGCTAGGAGCTAAATATGACCATTGCACACAAAATTGATGAGAATGAACTCATCTCTATTTTTGACTCGTTCTTGGAAGTCGTTGTGGACGGGAAATTAGATGACGATGTAACTGAGTTTTTACATCAAACTGTAAGGGAAATGGCAAGTGGCCACCCCGTAATGATTTCGAAAGGCGACTTCTCTAACCTTATTACCGACTTTCTCAGTATGTTCTATTTTGATGATAAAAATGGAGGCTACCATTTCGAATTCGAAGGCATTGTAGCTCAAGGCAAAACCGAAATAATCCACATTAGCGAATAAAACATAGGTAGAGATAAACATGACAACGTTCAGAGCAACATTTGAATTCCAAATTGACGTCAACTTCGTAGACAGAGAGAAGGCCGAACAGTTCTTCCTTGAAAGCGATTGGAAAAATCATTTCTTTGACTTTAACGACCTTGATGATGCAGCAGAGCATTTGGCTATAAATTTTCACAAATATGATGCTAGGTATGAGGATGGGAAACAATGGAAACACATTGAAGGGTTCGGTAGTTATTACCTTGACCGACATGCCAATGTCTGGCGATTAACAAGAGACCTGCTAAAAAATGGAGAGGATTTGCCTTGTGGTGATGTAATTATCAAGTACGAAATGGAAACTGATTGCACCGATATTACAGAATTTGAACATTAATACGCATACCCCTAACAAAACAAAACCCCAGCTGCAACTGGGGTTTAAGACACAACCAAAACCGCCAGGAGACGATTATGTCTGAAGAACAATATAGCAAACTTAGAAACGCAACTCTACCAGAGCTTTTAAATTTCGAAGCTCATGATGTGATTGAATGGCTCAAAGGCCAAGGCGATTTTATGGGCGAAGCCGTTGCCAAACAGTGCTATCAGCATTTAGCGCGTCAATAACCCTTAAACCAAAACGGCACCACACGGTGCCGTTAATGCTTTAGCGCTTCGGACAGCTCCTCTAAAAACTTCACCAGCACTCGCTTCACCTTTAAAGGGAACTTTCTCGCCATCGCGGCCACATCCTTTTCCGAGACGAACTCATGCGAAAAAAGGTCAATGGATACGTCCATGTCCGACATTTCCAACACGCGCAAATATTCCCGATATTGCCCGAGTTTCATGTCCGTTCGGCCACTCTCAATTCTTTGTATTGTGCTCAAACTGATCCCTGTTAAAGCTGACATTTTTTCTTGTGATATGCCTTTGTTTTCTCGGTATCTGCGCAACACATAGACTATTGGATCTATCTTGCTCATAAAACACACGCCAGTTTTGATATGAATTTACTATAAATCCGTCATTAATGACGGCATTATCAATAATCGATATATGCGTTCACTTGAAAACATTGGATTATTGATACTATCCAAACCAACAAACGTGCCAGAAGAGCTCGTTATGTAAAAACAACGTCTTAAGGGCAATAAACAAGCCCTTGCGCATTTCAGATTATCCGTATTCTGAATATGCAAATCAAAATGCATAAAATAATCATAGTTGGACTAAGGTTGTATGAAAAACTGGGATATAAAAAAACTTATTGGAGAGCTGGAAATGATGGCACTGTCGGCAGAACCTGGAATGGTGATTACTGAGGAGATGAGCATTTCTTGCAGTATGACTCTGCAAAGGGCAGTCAGTGAGCTAAAGAGTAAAGATAATGATCGGGATATCGCTTACTCGACCAATCCGCAATAGATAACTGCGAACGGCGAAAAATAGACACAAAAAAAAGGGCCACCGCGCAATGCAGTGGCCCTTCTTGATTCATATTGTTGCTAGGCCATGGCTTTGGGTCCATGGACACATAGCGGCGCATACAGCCCTAAATATAGGGTCGGTAGTTGTGGTAAAACTTTCGCGCCTGATCGACTTCCCATTCAAACGCCTTTCGGCAATGGTCCTCCTGCTTGAATAGCTTCAAGAAAAGCCAATCAATCAGCTTGATGGGCGAGCGCTTACCTTGTCGCACGCGGATGTAACTCCAACCGCTAATCGTGAGATCAGACTGACCAGTAAGCAAGTGCAGCACAAACATGTTCAGCGCCAACAGGACGCGCATAAACAGCGACCAAATTCGCTTCATATCATTTCCTTTTTATGGTTATAAAAAAGGCTTAGATTTTCACCTAAGCCACTTTTGGGTACCCCTGTTCGTCGGGTTCGTTGTCATCATCCTCATACACACGCACATCATAGTTCACCGCCTTAACGCTGCACTTCTCAGTGCCTTGTGGCGTCACATCATTAATGAGCGCTGGATAACACCACTTATCCGCTGGACCAAACAGCCACAATGGTGGTTCCATTTCGCCGTCTAGTGAGGGAGTAAAGCCCAAGTTACTGGTGATGATGACTTCGTTAGGATGACTCCCTTTAGTGCAAACATGCGGCCCTGATGCCCTACCATCGGGTTTTCGGACGGTGATGTGATGCACTCCGCTTTCCCATTCCAGTGGCAAGTCCAGCCATAGGTGCGTCTTGCCGTTCTGAATGCTAAACCCTTCCAATCTGCCGCTTTGCGCGTAACCTGGCACATCGTCACCCAAAGCAACGTAATCTAGGTAGTTAGAGTTAAAGGCATCCATCTCGGTTTGGAATGAATACTGAAAGCGTCGGTAGCGCTTCTTACGTCGCACTCGCATACCAAATTGCCACGCCTTGGTTGGGTCGGTCACACCAAACGCTCTGACTTTCTCCGGCTTGATGCCGAGGTCACCAGGCAGCAAGCACATTATGGTTTCCGGTTTCCATGTCAGAGTGGAGAAGTATTCCACCTCCACACCGTCGGGCTCTTCTTCGCGGATAAAGCTGCCTGAGCGCTCCAAGCCTTTACCGAGCATGTTGTCCGGTTGGTACTGAAAATCAAAAGTGGTTCTTGGCTCATCCCGTACCGGAATGATTTGACCGTACTTGAGCGTTGGCTCGGAATAACCGACGAGCAAGACTTTCTTCAATACCTCGAACAAGGTGCTGCTGTCGGTGAATACTGCGTCGAACGTATCCCCTCTGGCTTTCCAGACCTCATGCAAACGCAGCAGCTCGTAATGACCGATGTGAACATCACTCAATCCACTATCAAGAATGATGTAGCGGATAGCCGGTGCTATGTCTCGGGTCGGGTAAAGCTCTTGCGTCCAACCTCCGAACCCATCTGTAATTTGCAACTTACGGGTGGGCACTACGCCCAGCTTATTCTCCGCGCTACGCGAGAGCGAGTTACTGCCACGGATTTTGAAGGCAATAGTGGTGAAGTCGTCATACTTGGTGTTGCTATCAAGTCGCGCTTTCAATCGGCGGTACTCGATGCGATCCAAATACTTGAGGTCTTTATTGTCGTTGGTGATGCGATACACGCGCACTTCAGGACGAACTTTACGACCCAAGTCTATTTCGATAGTTTCCGCAAGCTGATCGCGAGTGCCGTCTCGGCGCTCGTACTTGACTTGGTTCCACTCGGTTTCTCCCTCTCCGCGCCATTCAATCATGGCCTCGACAGTGAGCGCGTTGGTGTCACCGTTCTTGTTCACGTATCCAAGGCCGTCAGGGTGTTTGAAGTCGATGTAAATCTTATCCGCCACCTCTGAAGCTGGGCAGGCAAAGTGTGGACCTGCAGGTTTACCAGGCAGTGCCACTTCGGTTTCAAGCGTCCACCCTTTGTTCTCGCCTTGATGCGTGAAGACATCCCACCACACCTGTGCTTTCGTTCCTTCGGGATACAGCCTATCGACTCGGCCTTTCGGGTTGTTCGCTTCACGGATGATATAGCGGCCATCGTCCGTGCCGTGAAACTTGATGGGATGATGGCGCGTTTCTGACGGTACGGTGTCGACCGTTATCCAGTAACCCTCACCATTTAAGATACGAAGCGCATAGAACGTCTCGCCATTGACCTCGAACGTCTGCTTAATGTCCACCATGCCCACGGAATATTCCACCACGGGGTCGGCTTCATGTGGGACGTAATAGTTGGTCGGGTATTCAACATAATCGCCTTGTTTGCAGTTATGCAAATCAGGGTCACGCGACCAAAAGTTAAGAATGTCTGCCCCATTTTCGTTTCGCCAGCCACCATCACCACTTGCTTCGGTGATCTCACGAATACCAGGCGAACCGGATATTTTGATGATGTGGCCAGCTTCCCATTCAACAGGCCAGTATTCTGTGGCGAGCCCATCCACATCGCTCACCACACCGAGCGTATCGTCCACCACATTAACTTGGCTCGGAGTGATAGAGTTAATCGGCCCTTCTAGCTCGATCCCTGCCGTTGAAGACGTCGAACCGACCTCGCGTGAGGTGTAAATGTTTTCGTGCGCAGGGTGGCTGGTCACGTCCTCCCCTGGCGCAAATACTTGATAACTGATATCCCCTGCGTATTTAGACACAGGCGTGTCACTGATGGTGATGTCGTCTCCCGTAAGCTCAAACTCGCCATTGCCAATGGCGGTCATCATGAGCAGGTACTCTTCATCTTCTGAGAAATACCAATGCGGCTCACTGATGATGTCAGGGAAGGTTTTGTGGCGTCCAAACAGCTCAGGGATGATCCCCATCAATCGCACTCGGTTGCCTTGTGCGTTGGCTTCATAAATCGGACTGCCTTCTGGCATGGTTTTTTGGAAGTTGTCAGGAATTTGGTTCATGGCGTAGATAGCTGCGCCAGCCGCCACCACCGCGATCACCGCATAAGCGATACTTGCAGGGTCTTTCGGCTCGGCAACCAACTCCACTAAGTCACCGTCTTGCCAAACGTAATCAAACCAATCTGAGGAAGTGCGCTGTTTTTTATTCACGAAATAAGAAAACGGCGGCGTTTCTGATACGTAGTAACCTTTGATGTTCGCAGCCATCCAATCATTGAGCGTTTGCCCAGGTTTGATTGGGGTAAACTCGCACTTACTACGATTGAGCTTATTGGGATAAACCGCTAGTACAGTCATGTTCGATGTAGTACCTCGTAATTAGTGACATACGCTCAAAATCAGACAGGCTACAGAGCCAAGGTCGGCCCATTTTTCGCCCTGTTTGAGCCACTTTCAGCCCGTTTTCATTCACCACGACACCCACATGCACCAAAGTATCTTCAATCAGATGGCATGCGATTGCGCCATCTATCGGGGCAGTTTCAACATACCCACCCACCAATTGGTGATAGGCGTCGGTCATGCCTGCTTTGTCGTCTGGGTCCACGGTCCCAAAACTGTCCAATAGGGGTAAGCCGTGATGATGGTGGCGAACCAAACGAACAAAACCCCAACAATCCAGACCATGCTCGTCACGACCATGATCCAGATAAGGCACCGCCATTAACTCATTTAAAGTCATTAGTTCCCCTGGTACTTGAGTCCTTTGGTGATCGTTGGCGTGTAGCGGCGTTTCGGCCATGCTCGGTTCACCAAGTCATGAAACGACGCGACAACGCCAACGGTTTGGATGTTGTCTTTTTCACTGACCGCCGTCAGCGTGAGGGGAGGCTCGGCAGGTGCCGAGACATGGGGATACAAGTAAAAGCGATACGTGATGGTCACTTTGCTGCCATCTTCCATGGCTTTATCAATAAAGCGACGGGCCTCGCCCGTCACGTTATCAATCTGGAATTGCAGGTTCTGTTTCCCTTTGACGCTTTTACCCGGCAATGACACCCCGAACGCCGACGCTCGAAAGAAGGTCTCTACCCCTGTTTCTAACCCAAGATAAATGCCTTCCACACCGTCGACTTCAAGATGATAGAAACCGTCAGCCAGACGAATGACCGATTCCGGCTCGCCTTTCTGATACGCATCTTCATTTTTGATTTCTATGGTGTGGATGGGGATTTTATCGACAGGAGCAGAGGCGTAATAAACCTCTATAGCTTTCATGCTACAACCATTTTTTTTCTAGATCAGTCATTAACGTATCAATGGCATTTTTAATTACGGTCTTATCTTCTAAGCTAGCATGCACTTTTTCTACCATGGCAAATCGCATTCCTCCATTAAATCCCTGCATAACAGAACCCGTATATGGGGATTTTGCCAATAGATAAATAGGGCGGTCTTCTGATTTTGGGAACGCATAACTTGGCGCTTTTGTATCTAAAACCTTAGTTCCACCTGATAGAGCCAAAACATCTGCACGGTCACAAGTAAACTGAAGAATTCGACCACTAGGAACATAATCTAAAGGCACCGAACCCAGACCGCGACCAGTGCGGTTAGAACCGCAAACGATACACCCATCAATGCCAGCATCATTCCAGTTTCGGTATTCAACGATAACCTGGGAGCTAGCAAACTCATCCAAACTCGCGCCAAATAGTGTGTGGCTTTTATTCGCAACATTTACAATGTCTTTATCAAGAATATAGGCTGAAAACCCCCACTCTTGTGATAGCTCTCCAACAGTCAGTCCCGTATCAAAACATGAAGCCAGTTCAGACTGATAGGTTCTCGCATTTTTAATACCTACGACCTTACCATCAGGTGATATATCCCAATTACTTTCCAATGCCAAACTCGAACTGGTAGTGGTATTTTCAATCGATAACTTACTAGAGTTTAATGGCTTTAACTTTACGATTGCCGAGCTGATTGAATTACCAATAAAAGGGTACACTTCAAGGATGTTGTTCCACAGGCTTCTTTCGTCTAGTGTTTTAATAAAACGATCCAAAGCATCGAATTCTTGCTTTGTCATTGAATAACCTTCCAACTCCAAGTTATCCATGTATACCTTTATGTCAGGGTGAGTGATGCCGAACCTGGTGAAGTAAGGATATTTTCCGTTTGGATCTTCGACTGCAACATCTGATTTAATAATGTAAGCCATTTAGTTTATCTCCAGGGTAATTTCTTCAAGTGCAACATTGCCATCGACTGTTCCGATGTAAGCTAAAAGAGTGATTGAGTTATCGGTGATTGATATGGGCACCAAGCAAGAACGGTAGTACGCTTCCCCCGAAATATCGAAGGCAGGAAGTAAGTGGTAATTCCATCCGTCAACTGACCACGCCAACTGTAAGCCTCGTCCACTATCATTACCGATGTACCCGGTGTTAATAAGCTGAAGATGAAGAGCACCGATTTTAACTTCATCAATATGCCAAGGCGTTAAACCTTTAAACTCATCTCGATTGAGATAATTTATAATTTGTGTTTTTGGATCATATTCACCATAACCAGTCGCATCCATCTTTCCAGACAAAACGGGGCTTGTTCGTTTAAAAACCTGAGATTGATTTTCGACTTCATATGGCCAATTAACCGCTTGAGGAGACGGCCAAAGAACATCAATACATGCCCAAACCCCATCTCCATGCTTGTACCAAGAAGGACTGAGCGTTCTGTTGGAAGTGTCTGCTGAAGATGTATCAGTATGGAAAATTACTTCTCTATCTGACCAATTTACTCCGTCTCGGCTTCTTTTGTATGCATAGAGGCGATTACCACCCCCGAAATGGTTCCCACGATAAAATGCATATAAAAAACCATCATCCCCAAGTACCAAGTGTGTGTCTGACCAGTAGCTAGAATCTTCATCGTTTGGGACATCGATAGGATTGACGAGACCATCAGGCTCCTTCCATTTTACTCCATCGTTGCTGCAAAGAATGGTTGGGTTCTCGTATTGAGAATGTGTTCCTACGACACCAAAATACGGAGTCATTAGCATCCAATATTGAAACCCATTCCATCCTCCTGGTTTGTAAACTACTTTGGGGTGGCAAAATCCATTATCAGTGAGATTCAAAACAGGGTCTGTTGAGCGACCAACGGCTTGACATGGAAGGGATAGTTTTGGTTCTATCAATGCTCGATGATAACCAGATATTATTTTGCCTGGCAGCAAAGGAAAAGTGCCTACCTCTAAAGAGAAAGCTATCGAATTTTTATCCACCTCAGGAATGACAGGGGCGCTATCCTCTGAACCAAAACTTTTCAGTTCGCCCTTATCTGTCACTCCCAATATGATTTTGTCATCTGGGTCAACAACTAAGAAAGCGTAACCTTTAACATTAGCTAAATTTGGAGATGGTATGACCTCACCACTATGAGTCACCCCAAAAACAAGCCTGTCATTAATATCGGTGATGCCAAATGCAATTTTTTCATCTTGAACGAAATTTAAGTAATTAGCAGCCTCTTTCGCGGAGTTAGAAAGTAAAGCTTCAAGCTCACCTAAGCGGTTAAAAGCTGCATACATCCTTCCTGCAGAGTCAACAAATGCTTGCAATACATCACTGCTTTCCGCCATTTCAATCAGAGAATCGACATGTTTAGTAAGCTCATTGACATCGTCATAAGGCGACTTTTCCCACTCACTTCCAGTCCAACCATACAAACCATTATTTATCTTGCTTGGATCTTTCCAAACTTCAGCAAGAAGAGTATCTTCTGGCGGTAATCCTGAAGCTAATAAGTCAGACAAAGTTTCAAAGGCTCGGCGTCCTTTCACCATCGCCTTTAGCTCTGAAAAACGATCATTAAATCTTTTGTCTATCGATGGTTTTTCAACGCCGTTAATAAAGGCACTGTCATTTTCTCCCCCTAACAGAACTAGATTTAACCAATCGATATTTTGCTTAAACTTTTCAGTTAGCTCAAAAAAGTTATTGCGGTCTGTCATTATTTCCAGCTCTCTGTGTTGTAGCGACCCATCGAAGTGCCTTGCACAAACTCATCTAGAGTATGCGGTGCTAAAATTTGGCTAACGGTGAGTTCTTCGCTTTGGATTGGGTATTGGCGAATTTCACATTTCACGGTGTAGTAAAACTTGCCACCTTTTTGCTTGGCGTCTTTGAGTGGGTGGTCTTTCATTTTGATTTGCAGGGGAACCACGCCCAGCTCGGTGCGCTGGTTTAAGGTAAACCAACGAATGCCGCCACTGAGTGCATGGTCTACCCAACCAAGAAACGCCGCTGCTTTGTCCTTTGGCATCCGAAACACGAGGGTTTGGAACGTCGGCACGATGACATGCCGACGACGGTCCCGAGTACGCCCTGTCGACATTTCCGTGGAAATACGATTGGACATCTGTTCGATTTTGTCGGGAAACTGAGGATGTGGCAGGTAGCTTGGGTACATCATTGTCATGAGTGCTTATACTCCCACTGGCTTGAGGTCAAAGCGCTGCGCGATCCCTTGAGACATTGGTCCGTCAGAATCGAGATCTTCCAAAAAGACATCGGTGATATTTTCACCATTGTCACCTTGGCGCTCTCTCACTTTCGCTCCCTCTGGTGCGCCGTAAATGTTCACCACGTTACGACCTCCAACGGCCAGCCCTGCCTTGGCTGAATCCAGGCTTGGATCATTCATCGCGAACTTCTGACGTTGCATGGCCATGATGGCGCTATACATTTGGTCGATTCGGTTTGCGGACTCGTTGGTATAAACGCGCTCACCTGCTTTCAGCGTCCAGTCGGATTCCATTCGGCCACCCAACATCGGCACTTCGGATATCCCGTTGTGCGCCATGTTCGATACTGAATCGACTTTGCTGGCCATGGATATACCAAAGCCCATTGCCGTGCCTGCCGCTGCCGCAGCAAGACCAGGACCGACATAAGGAATACCAACCAGAGATTTGTATGCCGCTGACGCTGACTCGTAAGCGTTAAGCATGATTTGGACACGTGCTGCGGTTTTACCAATACGAGCGGCGTTTTTGTTTTCACTGTTTTGTAACTGAGAGATTTGACCGAGGAAGTTGCTCATGCCTCGAACGCGCTCTTGCATCAGGCGCTCTTCACGATACGCCCGTTTTTCCGCTTCGACTTTGGCCTTTTCTGTTTTGGCGTTTTCACTGCGAGCGAATGCATCGACAGAACGTTGCAGCGCCGCTTCTTGCTCTGCTTCAAACTCGGCTTGTGAGGTTCTAAAAAACTCTTTCTCGCGATCACTGTACTCGGTTTTTAATGCCTCCAAGGTATCAAAGCCACGACGCTTCAACTCTTGTTCAGACACCTGCATTTCTTCGATGTCACGCAAGCGTTGCTCATGCGCTAACATGAGTTTTTCACGCTCGCTCGCGTACTGCATATCGAGCGATGCTAGGCGCGATGCGCCAGAAGACTGCTTGCTTTCTAAACCTGCGGTGTCTTTCGGTAATACTCGGTCCGGCGTGTCGCCTTCAGGTTTTAAACCTGGTTGCGGCGCGTCATAGTTCATGCCAGTCTGCATGATGTTGTAGCGTTTTTGCTGACGCGCTATCTCGGCATCGAGCTCATCAAGTTGCTTTGTTAATCGACCAAAATCAGAGTTAAGGTTGAATAGCTCGTTTTCACTACGACCAAGAGGGTTAATAGGCAGTAAGCTGTCAACATCAATACCTTCGTACTCTTTAAAGGTACGGTTTACCTCTTTTAACTCATCACTAAGCTCTTTTCTCTCAGATCTCAATTCTGACAGCTTTTTGCTTAGTCCATCGACCGTTCTTGGCGTGTCTGACCAACTATCAAACAGTGTTCCCCAATAGTTGATTGAGTAAGCCAGCTTATCGCTGAACCAATCAATCTGATCACTGGCTCCAAGCACGGCATTAGCAAAAGAGCGCTGCAGCTTAAGCCCAGTGTCTTTGAGCTTTTGGTCCATCTCTTTGAATTTCTCAATGTCATACTCCGACATGGAGACGTTCAAGTCGTCGTACTTTTTGGTCAGCTCAAAGAGCTTTTGGCCTTGATTATCGAGCAATGGCATCAAGGCCGAGGCATCGTTGGCGATACTCTCCAGATAAAATATCTGGCTTTTCATTGGAACGTTGGCTTCGTCCATCGCCGTTTTGATGGCAATCAACGCATCGGGACCCGACAGCTCTTGCAGCTTCTCAATGGTCAGGCCGACTGTTGGCGCGATGTTCTCCATGAAGTCGGCAAATTCACCACCTTCATTTTCGGTAAAGTCGCCCAGCTTATCGTTCACGTCCTTCAGTATCTCGGCCATGTTTTCGCCGCTGATATTGAACTGCTCAGAGGCGTATCCCAAGGCTTGAATTTGTTGGACCGATACCTGAGCAACGGTGGCCATCTTTTCGATTTCGCGCGCTTGTTGCGCCTGCTGCGTGATGAGATAAGCCGTGGCACCTGTGACGGCACCAATACCAGCCGAGACATAACCTGCTGCATCTAACACGCCGCGACCTGCGTTTTTGGCGCGGTCTGCGGTTTGTTCTAAAGAGCGGCTTAATGATAGGTTTGAGTCGTTCGCCGCTTTGGCTTCTTTGGTGTAGCCGCGCAGCATCTTTTTGGCGTAATCCACATCTTTCTGAAACTTGGCGGTTTCAGTATTGAAGCGGATATTAAAATCAGCTATTTGGGCACTCAAGGCGAACTCCTCCTGCCGACGCGCTCAACGCCATCAGCTCTTCGTCGGTGTATTCTTTGGATTCTTCTTCGGGATGTTCTAGGGTTGGCAGGAAGTCTTGGTAGCTTCTAAAGGCACTTTCGTCCTTGCAGCCTGCGGCCATGGCCGTGACATTCCAGTTTGAAGAACAGGTCACGGCAAAGCGCAGATTATCCATCTGGTGCTTGAAGCCGTGTTTTGAAAAGTATTCACGCCACTCCACAACGGCTTCGCCGCTAATGGAAGCCAACAAGGTGCGCCAACAGACTTGCCCGAACTCTCGGGCAAGGTCCATGGCAAACTCAATTTCATCCCGAATTAGACTTTTGGGTCGGTGGATTCCTGAGTGGTGGTGTCTTCCGTTGTGGCGGTTTCAGTGGTAGTGGTGGTTTCCGAACCATCTATTGGCGCTGTTTCTTCTTTTTCAGGTACTGGCAAACCTGAGAAAGAGGCAATTTCATAGTGAAGTACCCCAACCTGATCCGGTGTCATCATCGACATGATCTGATTATGTCGGTCATCGATATTTTCCACGCCATCACGATAGCCATACGCCACCAATCGAGCTTGTATAAGAAAGTTAATGCGGAACCATTTCTTCGTGTACTTGTTCAACTCGACCAAGTAATTATCTTGCTCAGACTTACTGGCGGACTCATCCGGTTTGGTTGGGCGTTCTGGTTCCGGAATCTCTGAACAATAGTCCATAAAATCCAGTCTTTCTAAACCAGACAACTGAGTGATGGTGACGTTTATTTCATCGACAGGTACGGTTTTTGTTTTCAAAAAAAGTTGCGTCATGATTATGCTCCTGCGCCAGCGGCTTGTTCAGCAATCAGCATTTCCGCGAGTTTTGGCTTGCCAACATTTTTGAATTTAACTGAGCGAGTGATTTTCTCTTTAATCGTCACCGCTTTACCCAATGAGTTGATGTAGCCAGAATACACATCCACCGTGCCATTCGGGTATTTGGCGCGATACTCGGTCACCACTCCTTTGTCGACATCATCAATGAGCTGCTGTTGGCCAGGTTCTCCTGGTTTCCAAGAGATTGTTAAATTGGTTTCACCTGCTGACTTTTGACCTGGCGTGGTCTTTGCCCAGTCCGCATTAGGATCGTCTAGGTAGTTATCTTCTTCATCTTCCACGGTGATTTCACCTGGTTGAAGCTCTTTGATACCGCCTATCTTGTCCCACTTGGCGTCATCAAGATAATCTGCCGTCGTTAGCAGTTCTTGGTCGTCTTTTTTTCGCCAGAACGTAGTGCCAGCGCCTTTAATTGCTTGAGTTGGGTCCGACATGATTAAACCTCTTCGGTGTATTCAATAGTAAATGCCAAGTCCAGCGTTCCCCATGGCTGCTCTTCGTCTTGTGCGTATCCAAACGATTGACGATTACAGAGGTCGAGAAGACCGTTGGCGGTGTAATGTTTGGTGATGATCTTGAGAACTTCTTCACCTAATGCGTCGAGCTCTTGCTCCGTGTTGTTGTCTGCCACCAGATAGATTCTGATAGTCAGCTCAGAGCGCCATGTGATTTCTTCAAAATCTTCTTCAACGCACTGGCCTTCAGAGACGGAGACTGAAATGGCAGGGATGTCAGTATCATTCTCTTCAGCTTCAAGTTCGGGAACCGCGATGTATCTGGGGTTGCCATTAAAAAACGTTGCGATGATTGACTCGCCAGTCTCATCGACTAACCCTGCTTTCAAATCAGCAACGACTTGTTTGCGTATGGCGTTGTTAATTTCCACGACCAACCTCTCTGCGAATAACCAAGCGGATTTGTTGCTTCATCGCGCTGGACAGCTCTTTTTTCATGTCCGTTCGAAGTAACTCTTCGCTGTGCTTTTTAAATGCTTGGGTGATTTCATTCACGATTGGCACCTTGCACACTTTGATGGGATACCTCGCATCCGAGACACGTTGCATGATGTGCCAACGACCGTTCTTCAGCTGTTGTAAGAAGGCGTTCTCGAATCGGTGCCGACCGACAACAATGGCGGTGTTACCGGATAACTCTCGCTTTTGGTAACGACCATTTCGTCCTCGGTTAACTCGGCTGATTTGGTATTGCCCTCGCTTGCGCCGAATTTGGGTTCTAGCCGTATCGATAGAGATGGCAGGAACATCGAACCTGCGCACTCTGACAAAAGCCACGGGCATTTTCCCTGTGGCCTTTTTTGTTATCGACGCGCGAGGGCGAATAACTTTTTGCTTGATACGAACGGCTTTTGCGGTGTCTTTCACTGACCGAGAAACAGCTCGAGCAGCCACACGGTTAATCGCCATTGCACTGGCTTTCGGTACCGCGTTACTTTGTAATGAAGAAAGGTTTTTAACGGCTACCGCCAATTCCCGATCAATGCTATTCATAAGATCACCACAATATTTCCGTCTTCTGGATAAGGGCCACTGGTGACAGTGAGCTTTCTGCCCGAGGAAACGAACTCGATAGGTGTTCCCTTCTTCGGTCTGACATTATCTGCTTTCTTAAATGTCAGCTTGCGAGCGATGCCTGCCATAGCGTCAAACTGGTTTAGGGATTCGTCATAAATGGCTTTGATAGGTTCTCCACCATTGACTTTCACCCAGACACCAAACGCTTCAGAAACCGTGTTATCCACCTCTTCCATTAACTGGTCGAATTCGTTATCAAACATAAGTGGCCTTACATCGTCGCGACGAAATACGCCAAGCCTGCGTCCACCGCTTCCATCGCGGTTTCTTCATCTAAAAACGGCTTATCGCCACGTTTGAGCAGCACCGTCTTTTGGCCTTGCAAACACTGAAACGGCTTATCCACGAGAACTTGCACATTGCCTTTTTCATCGGCGTTGACTTCTGGCGGCTCACCATCGTCTAGAACCGTGGCATCATCGGGTAATTCGACCGCAGCACCGATAAGCACTTCCGATTTTTCGCTGGTTTGACTCTCGGTTTGTTCGCTTTGATCACTGGCAGTATGGTTAGCGTCATTTCCTTGCGTTTGCGACTGTGCTTCATCATCGGATTCGTCCATGTCTGGTAACTTGGCTTCCAAATCGTCAATGACTTTATTTAGCTGGGCTTCGGTCGTTTTGTCTGAGTATTGCGGTTCAGTAACACCGAGCTCCTTGCAAAGCTCATCAACACGTTTTTTCAGGTTTTCTTTTCGGCTCATGATTGGCTCCAAAGTAAAAATGGGTCCGTGGACCCATTTTGCTTTTCGTTAGTGGTGGTCAGGATTAACCGACTTTGACGACAACAACTTTGTTAACGTCAATGAGGTACATCGCAGGGGCGGCTTCCGTTTTGGTGTAGCGAACTTCTGGATCGCCATTTTCCGTCCAATCTTTCACGTAGCGTTCGGCTTCATCAAAGCCTTCACGCTGAGCGGATAAGTCTTGGATTTGACCGTACAGACGCGCACCGCGCAGTTCGGTATGCGCCAGAATCAACGTGAAGTCGCGTTGGACTTTCTTCGTTGTGCCGTCACGGTCGATGTACTCTTCATCCACCACGATGATGGTGACATCGCCAAGATTGCCTTTAACGCTAACCGTTGCACCTAAGTCTTTTAGCGCGGTTTCAAGCTGAGAGTTAGAGCCACGGCGAGTTTCCAGCGCGTCATTGAACTTCTCGAATTTGCGCATCAACGCCCACGTTTTAGGATCGGTAATGATGACATTCGTCAGGCCTTCAGAAATCGCCGCCCAAGTTTCAATGTCACCAACGATGTCGTAGGTAGCAAAGTCTTTATTCGCCCACTGAGCTGCCGAAAGAAGCGTGATCATGTTGTCCGCATTTCGGCCTGCATCAATTTCGTAAGGCTTATCAATGTAAGGGCTGTCGATCACGGTTTTACCGTCGTAGACCATCTCGGCACACATCAGCTCTTCACGGTCACGAACCGCTTGCTCTTCGATATCGAGGTTTTGCATCACAATCGCGTTTTGACGATCGCCTGCCGACATAGAGCCTGTGATTGGCTCGCCTGGTCGGCGCTTAACGCTTTGGTTTGCCGTTACTGCGTGTTTTGACTTCACGTATGCAGGCTTAAAGCTTGAGGTTTTAAAGCCTTGATTGCGGTCTATTGCGGCACCAATCATCGGTGAGCAAAATGCTGCAATCTTGGTTTTATTTGGGATCATGTCGAGGTCGACTTTTTCCGTATCGAAGGTATACATCTCACGGAAGAAGAAGCGCATGAAGAAGTTGTCGCGACGAATACCTGCTTCTTGAATGGCTCCAAGCAGTTCGCGAGTGGTGTAATTATCAGGCATAAGAAGCTCTTTTTTTCTGAATTCAAAGAAAACGACGAATTAGTATTCGTCGTCTACGAAAACTGGACTGCCAAGGAAAGCAGCGCGTTTTTGCTTGTTGGTTGTGACCGTATCTGGCCAGTTCACAAAACCGATACGAAAGCCACCCTGTAGGTAAACTGTCGATTCTTGGTCGCTGCCTGTATTCGTCACATCACGAGCCGAGATAGCGATGGCTTTGCCTGGTGTACCGTCCCATTCCACCAACGTGGCGGCGTCAGTCGCGTCGACCATTAATGGGGTTCGAGCAGGAAAAGATACGCCCGTTTTGATGGTTGCTCGCGCCGTGACTGGTGCGCTAATAAACAGCTCATCTGGTGTGTATTCTGTTTGTTCTAACATGCGAGTTTCCTTGTTAAATGCGTGTGTATGAAGACGCTAGCGCTTTGATGTTCTTTTGTTCTTCGGTGACATCACCGGAACCAACATCATCACCAAGAGGCTCACCGTGCTCTGAGGCCAGTGCCATTAATGCCGACTCGTTTTGCGCAGTGGCACTAACTGGTACTGAAGCAAGCAAGGCCTTGGCTTCATCGACGCTAATTTTTGGGTTACTGGCAAGTTGCTGCGCGAGCGCTTCACGCCCTTTGGCTTCTTCTAGGCCAATAATGCCCATGCAGCGTTCACGCTCTTTTGTGGCTGGGTCCGTGGACTCATCACTTTGCGCGCTCGCTTGTGGCTGTTCTGGAGTGGATTGCTGTTCTTCAGCTGGAGTTTGTGGAGTCGCTGGAGCGGCGGCTTGTTGAGGATTGCCTTGCTCACCCGTTGCGACTGGTTGTTGTTCTGCTTGCACCGTCATAGCGGCTCCCATATCAAAGGTGGTTTGTTGTTTCTTGAACTGTTCAGCCATGATCTGAACGGCATCAAGACCGTTAACGACTTCGTTTGCGAAGCCAACATCCACTGCGGCTTGGCCTTCGTAGACCTGCGCCTCAGTCGATAGAATGGTTTTAATGTCGACGCCCATGTACTCGGCGGCTTTACCTGCGAACATTTGACGTGTGCTCTCTGCTTCGGATTGCCATTTCTCTCGCACCTCTTTCGGCAGAGATTGGTAAGGGTTGCCATCGGCTTTATGGTCACCTGCCGTCACAAGGGTGATTTCCACGCCTTGCTGATCCAGCATCTTCTCGATGTTGGTGTGCGCCATAATCACGCCCACCGAACCTGCTATGCCCGTTTGAGTTATGAGGCGCCTTGAACACGCACTCGCAATCATTTGGCCTGCACTGCAGTGCATGTCGTAACCGAGGGACCAGATAGGCTTGATTTTGCGCATCTCTGCGATTTTGTCGGCCAAGTCAAAACAACCTGCGACCATGCCGCCCGGTGTGTTCATATCCAGCAAAATGGCTTTGACTTCGGGGTCTGCGACCGCTTCTCGCAAGCGGTGCATAATGCCGTCGTACCCTGTCATCCCCGAGTAGGGTTTGATGTGGCCATACTTATGAACCAACGAACCATCAATCGGAATGATGGCGATACCCTGAGAGACTTGATAGCTGCGGTTACTGCTGCGAGTCCGAGAAAAGCCAGAGGCGACTTTTTTCATGTCGTTCTCGCGCAGGATTTGCCCTTCGGTGTCGGTGATCTGGACCACGTTGCCGAGACGTTGGCTGAGCGCCGAGAAAAATACCCGAGCGTAACCAGCTTCTAAGGCGAGCGGCCTGTTGAATGTGTTGCTGATTAGGTGTTGTAAATTATTCATCTGAACTCTCGCTTGGGTTATCCGGTGCTAACGCTTGCAGCTTCATCCAGCTTGGAGGTGGTAAGCCTTTCGTTTTGCGCTCTTCCATTTCTGCCAACTGTTGATCAAAGATTTCTTGATAGTCTTCACCGAGTAGCGCGAGCTCTTTCTCATACGTCGATAGACCTGAGTCGATACGCAGTACGGCTTCTTTGACTTCTTTCAATCCATCGATGGCCAGTCGACCAGAGCCAATCCAGTCACACTTGGTCCAAGCGTTGCGGCGTTCGTAGAAGTTGAATCGCGCTTTGCTTGGCAGCTTGATGTAGCCACGCAAGATCATTTCTTCGAACATGAGTGCGAAGATTTGGCTGGCGAATCGGTTAGCAATGATTTTTCGTCGACCCATGAAGTAACGCCATGAATCGTTGTGCGAAGCACGAATGGTGCTGTAAGACATTTGCGCGTAATTGCGCGACAGCTGCGCATAATCCACGCCCAATCCAGCCGCAACGTAGCGGATGATGGATTGCTCCAAGGCCGCGAATCCGTTATCGGCGTTCCCTGCGCTGTGCAGGTTGATTTTGTCACCTGGCATGAGGTGAGGCAGTTTGACGCCGTTGAACTTGACCTCGTTGTTGGCGTAGTAATCGCCGTAGGTCATTAGCATCTTTTCGACCGCGCCATTTTGCTGCGCACCGAACAAGTACTCCATTGCTTGGTCCGTTCCAAGCTCTGACTCGATACTGGCGGCGTACATGGCGTTAACAATCGCTCGCTGTAACGTGGTGTTCTGTAAGGTGTCGAGCATCTTCAATTGCTCTAAACACGATAAGAACTTGTTCACGCCACGACATTGCCCACCTTCCGATGGCTCAAAGATATGCAAGAACCCCATGCGTCCCGAGCGTAGACGCTTCGGTACTTCACGCCATTTCTTTGGCGAGCCAAAGTTATCGGCTCCTTCTTCAATGAAGTAGGAAATGGCTTCGCCATGTCGATTGAAGCGCATCCCACCACGCTGATGGGGTTTGTCCATCATGTAGTTGGGGTTGTTAACCTTGCGTGGCGCGACCATGCGAATGCAGGTTGAAAAGTGCGAATGGCGACGGTCTATCCATTCGGGCTTCGCCATGATTTCGCCCGTGTGAGCATGGGTTTCAATGCCCTCTCGCATCATCATGGTGAACGTGCGGCGACCTTCTGCGTCGATAAAGCAGTTAGGGTCTTCGGCGATGTCACGAAAAATGGCTTCCACTTCACGCACGAACCCTTTGTCTGGATCGATGCCGAGCAATAGCCAGTTTGGTTTGTAACTGAGGCGAAACTCAGAGCCAATGATGTGGTCTTTGTGTAGCTGGATGCCGTTTGCAGCAATACCGTTATTGCGCGTGACATCGTCTGTTCTGGCGTTCGCCTGTCTCATGACAGGCAAGAAAGCAGCGTCTACCGATTTTGACGGAGGGTTCCAATCGCTCATCTGGCCACCAAACCCTGAACCGCCAGCTCGATACACCGCATCTCTTAATGGTGTTTGACCATCTGCAGCCAGTAGTCCGGTGTGTGTCATTAGAATGAAACTCCTGCAGGGCCGCGACGACGAACTGAGCTCAATCCTAACTGACCTCGCAAGTCATCAATGTAGGCGCGAAGTTCATGGATGTTGGCTCGACTGTATTCAACTTTGCGGTCTCCTTTCTGTACGGAAACCGCCATCTTTCCTGTTTGCAAGCTATGAAAGGCGGCTTCGGCCTGTTGCAACATTTCTTGTTTTGTCATCTTGATCCACCTTTCAATCTCGCGGCTAATTCAGCGATGCTGAGACCGGATGTTTGTGGTTGTTCTTGAGGTTGTTGGGGCTGCGGCTCTTCCAGTTCGAGACCGAACCGTTGAGTGAGAATGTTGAGTGCCGCATACGCATACACCCATCCGTCCAACGCTTCATCAAATGGATGGTATTGCTTCACCCATCGCCAAACTTGTCGCCCTGACTTGTCATGCTCCAACTTTTTATTGGCTGAGCAGAGCTGCTTGAAAAACTCATCACCGGCTATGTCATCGTCCAATGGAAAGTGAACACATCCAGGCACAGGCTCATCACCTTTCGGGGTTAAACCTAAACGGCTGTAAAGTCGTTGCTTGATACCGTCGGTACCTAACCTAGTGAGGTAGACTTTTTTGTTGTTTTTCTTGCGAGGGAAGTTTTGTATCGGCTTGCCGTATTGGTTCTCACCTTGAATTGGGATCACCCACATCACGCCGTGCGTTCGACTCATCTGGTAAACGTCATCGGTTTTATGGCCCATGGCGTCCCAACACCAAAGCTGAACGTCCATCACTTGGCCACTGCGCTTTTTGTAGGTCCGATACAGCGCTTTTCCGGCGGCATCTTTTAATACCTGACTCGATAAATCTCCGAGAAGAACGATGTGCTCAACAAGCCAGCATTCTTCACCTGGCCCCCACGCCCAAACAAAGAGTTCGATGCGGTCATCCTGAGTATCAATGCCTCCGGTCAAAACCACGGCTCGCTCAGGTACTGGGTTACTGGTGCGACTCTCGGCCCACCATATTTCACGGCGCGACTTGAGATGCTCCCAATCCAGCTTCTCTCCATTCTCACCATCCCAAAGCTCACCGAGCGTTAGATTGACGAACGTTTTGAGCTGACTTGGGTCGTCTTTCTTGTTGAGGAAGTCACGCACTATGCCGCGCCAACCTGCACTCAATTTGGTGTTGTATCCTGACCAAATGTGAATACCGACGCTGCTTGGCGTTGGCGCTGGGTTGTCGTCTATATCAAAGAACTCATGGCCATCGCGTGTCCATGTGCCATCTTCAGCAATCCAACGACCTGCCAGCTCCATCTTGTAGAGATGCTTGTAGTAGATAGGGTCGTCACAATGAACGCAGCTGTAATAAACCGTCTTTGATTTTTTCTCGATACTTGGCTGAGTGTTGTCCCACTTGAAGCCATGTTTATCTTCTTTACTGCCCCACTCTAAAACCTGCTCGGTTCCGCAGTGTGGGCATGGCAGATAAAAGCGGAAAGTCAGCTCCATCTTTGCCATTAGGCGTTCAACGTGCGACTCGCCTGTATTGGTTGGTGTGGTTCCCCATCTTGCCATCGGGAAAGCGGCACCTTCCAAACGCATTCGCGCAAGATCGATAGGGTTACCTTCTTTACCGACCTCCCAATCCCATCCGTCAATCTCATCACCAAACAGCGCGCCTTTAGTCAGAGCACGCATGTTTCGCGGTGTGGATGTTCCGAGGACATGCAGCGACCAGCCTGTTCCCTGTTTGTAGGAAACGGTGTTTCGGTGGTCCTTAGCGAATAAGGCAGGGAAGATTTGGTGCATGATTGGCATTTCCTGCCAAGCTGCATCAATTTCGGTGACAGAGATGTTTTTTGCGTCGTTCTCTGTCGGTACGTAAATCACGGTGTTGGTTTTGAACTGAGCATGCAGACAAGAGTTTGCTGCTATGACCAACTTGGACCAGCCAACACGAGCCGACTTTTGCATGGTCAGCTCGGATATAGCGCGGTTGCACATCATGTTGAGTGGCACAACCTGCAAAGGCAGTGTTTCCCAAAAGCCTTCTTCCTGAGAAGAACCAGCAGCTAACCGGAAATGCTTATTTGCCCACTCCGCTCCCTTGATTGCGATTGTTCTCCTCATCCCCATCAAGCCACGACGGACTTTCGTCTGGATCGCTGTCAATGTAATCGGAGAGGTTTGGTTGAACATCGGCACACTCATTTAATACAGCAGCAATCACGGCCTCTAAAACTTCCACCGCTTCGGGTGGCATGTCGGGCCATGCGTTCTTTAGTTTCGGAAGGAGGGTGTCGAGGCGTGTACCTACTCTGGCGCATACCTGTTCTAAGGTGTCGACGATGATGTCTATTGGTGCGTAACTCTTTTCAAACAGTACGCGCTTGGCTTTTAGCATCGCCAACTTTTCGCGCCGTTCCTCTATCTTGAGATCGCGTTCTAATTTCGCAAACGCTTCCTCATCTTCTTGCTCGGTTTCCGGTTTTGAATCGGAGGCTTTTGATTGCGATTTATAGGTAATGTAAGCATGGATACACGCAAGAGGATCGATACCATTTCGCCCTTTGGCGACAGGCAGAACCCCTTGTTGCGTAAGGTTTCGGACCTGCCTAGATGAAATGCCAAGAAGCGTCGCTATGTCCAACTGCGTGAACTTTTTGCTCGGGTTGAATAGTTCGCTCATTCATGGTTTTTGACCGGAAACCGGAAACCTCCAAAATAAAAAAAATTTTTAACGAGAGCTTTTCTGCGAGGTCGAGCCCCCGTGGTCGCTCAGGGTGCCCGAAAGGACCCGTTCCAATTTGGGCTCGGCCTGCTTGAGTTTACGCACCGCACGCTCTGCCTTTTCGCGATCACGCTTGAACTGTGCCGAATCAACGTGGAAGCGACACATCACGCCACCTCGTTCTGAGTCGTGGTCGTTTGCTTCGCTGCTTGAATCGCTTTGATGTTCGCCTCTTCAAGTAGCTGCTTCGCCTCTTCCATTAGCTGAGGGTTACATGTCTCTTGATTGGTCATCATCTTCTCCAATGCTTGGCATTGCGTATTCATGACAGACTCGAACATCGATACTGATTGGCACATAGCGTGGTCTCACTCTTTGATTGATTGGCGGAGAAAGAGGGATTCGAACCCTCGGTGCGTTGCCGCACATTCCCTTAGCAGGG